CAGAATCTTCTGTTGTACTAATAATTACATCTGGATTAAACTGTAAAGATATAACTGCTTGAAAATTTCCGTTTAAAGGGCCTAAACGTACTTTGCTTAAATCTTGGTCATTGTCAGGTCTAGGTTGATAAAGTGCCCCTACATCAGGGCCTGGGACAACGGGATCTAATTGAGGTTGTTTACCTTCCCAATCTTTTTTATGAACACGAAGTCCATTCCATTCTCTTCTGGCATCTTTATATCTAATTTTACGACCAGAACGGTCGTCTATTAAAAATGCGCGTTTGCCGCTAGATCTGCGAGACATTAAGCATAACCACGTACTTTAGGTTGCACATAAAAACTAACTCTTTCTCTATCTTCTTCTCGTGCTTTTTCCCAGTCTTGTTCATAGTATGCTTTAAGTTCTTGTCGTCTATTAATATCAACTTCTGCAGGTCTTTTGTTTGCTAACTCAACGGCTAGTCCACTAATTAATGCAGGTAAATATCTTCTAGGTATATCTGGATTTTCTGTATATGTAGAACTCACATCTTGTGGGTAACGTACAGTCCATGATAGTAGTTGATAATATGTTTGATCTGGTACAGGCCATAAATAAACTTTATGAGTAGCAGATGCTGAAGATGTATATTGACTGTTTCTTTCTATAGCATAATGAGTTGGTTTACCTGAAGTTGTTTTAGTTGGATAACTTAAATATTCTGATAAACTAATGCGTTCCATAGAAACATCTAGATCAGGCGTTGAATTTGTATCTCTTAAAGCTGCATCAATAATATCTAAATATTGTAAAGAAGATAATGTAATATTATCTTGATCTTTTGTCATAGCTGTAGTTGTTAAATCTAATGTAAATAAATTTACACCATCATTAACCCATTTAGTTAATAATAAATTAAGAGAACGCCTAGCTGTTTTTAACTCAAAACCACTTTTAGTTTCTAGTCCACATCTTTCATAAGCTTCTTCAATTATTTCTGACGTGTCAAGTTCAAATGTAAAAGTACCCGAAGTAGTCATAACGTTCTCCTATCCCATAAGGGCTGTTTTAATAACCCATATAAATTGTGCTAATACCATAAAACCTACAGACCACAATACTTTATTAATAGTGTCTATTGATTTTTGTAAATGCCAAATATGATTATTTTTTACTGTATCTACTTCTTGACGTAATAATTTAATTTCACCTCTAAGCTCTACAATAGCTAGCTTATCTTTAATGTTAGCATCTTCCATATTTAAGACCTAAATACTGTTATACTCTCACATTTTCCTACTGCAAATTTAGCATACGCTCCATTTTCAAATAGTACTCCATCTTGTGGTACTGATACATCATGAACAACAGTAGCAGATGCTACAGTCCCTACTTTTAATGTACTAGTTCCTGAACCTATTGCACCAGCATCCGCTGTATCTACAATATCAATATTACCTGCTGCTGCATCATTTATAATAGTTAACCCTTTAACTCTAGTTCTACCACTAAAAACTACATCTGCCGCGTCTGCAGTTATTCCTGCTATTACTGTTCCAGCTGGATCACCAACCGCAGTTATAGATACAATTGTTTTAAAATATTTTTCACCTGTAGCTGCTCCAGTGTCTGCACCTGTAATAGATTCACTCATAGAATCGCCATTTACGTCTGTACCTACTACGGTAAATGAAATACCGCTGTCGTCTCCACCTGATGTAATTTCAGTTAATCTTCCTGAACTATTAGTTACAGCTCCACCAGAAGCTAAAGCGCCTCCAAGTGTCAAAGCTGCATTATTAGCAACCTGTGCTGATGCTGAATATCCGTTATCATCTGCCGCAATTACGTCAGAAATGAATATTGCTTTTACGTCTGTCATATGTGACATAATTTACTCCTTTATAAAAAGTGAGGTTTTTACACCTCACTCAATGTTAATTTATTTACGCTGGTGTTCCGTAAAATTTAAGTAAAAATTTACCACTCGCATAAACGCCTGTGTCAGCTCCGCCTGAAGTTACTAAATATAAGTAATGATCAGCAGAAGGCATAGTTTGGAAACCTCTTGCACCTAAAATGCCAGTCCAGTCTGCACCAGTATCTAGAAGTTTAGTTTCTGTTAAACCTGTTACAACTGCATCTTCTGCACCTGTTGCTTCAGTAGCACCATATACATCAATGTCTGGTTCACCTGTAGTTGGTGTTTCCAAGCATGTCATTGATGCTGCGTGAATAGTTCCATTTACAGCCGCTGTGATTTGACCAATAGTTGAGTTAGCAGTATCTGCTTTACCTATAATATCAGTATCGTCAGTTGATTTTAAACCTGTTACATCTATTAAAATTGTTGTTTCAATAATGTCACCCACTTGTACAACTGAGTGAAAATTTACAGCTGCTGCTACTGCTGAAATACCTGTGCCTACAGCCATTCCGTCTTGAGCAGTTGTTGCTACACTCGTTGCTCCAGTTGATGTTAAAGTTCCACCTACTGATGCGTTTGATGAATAAGTTGAGTTGTCAGTAAAAGCTCCTGTGGAACTTTTTGTAACTTTTTTGAAACCGTTCTCTGATCGAACCGCTCCATTAAATGTGGTGTTAGCCATTGTTAATCCTTCGTAGTCTAATCATACCGTCTCTTCTACGATTGTCTGCTAGGGCAGTCGGTACAATTGGTTAAATCCTAGGGTAGTACGAAGGGGCAACTAAGTGCCCCTCCATTAATTTAATTACTCGCCTGGAGTTCCGAAAACACCGCGCCAGTCAGAATGGCCGAAGCTATATCTTTCTCTTGCTTTGTATCTTACGTTACCAGTCTCAAAGTCACCTTCCATAGAAGTTGAAATTGGAGTTCTAGTGAACATTTTCATACCGTCAGGGGCATCAGTTCTAATAAAGAACGCATCAGTATCAGTGAACCTGTGGTTAACATAGTAACCTCCAGGAATCATTCCTGATCCTTTAATAGCGTTAATATCATTATCTGCTGTACCTGTTCTGTATGGAGAAGTCAGTAGACGCTCTGCAGTGAAAACTAATTCCTTAGGAATGTGCAAAGTTTTAGCTTGAATAGCTGCTGGTACACCTTTATCATCTTGAAAGCCACTAATATCAATTAATGATTGCTCTAAAGAAGTCTCAGATAAATCTGAGTTAGATGACAGAACGTTACTTTGAACAGTTCCAGATGAAGTTGGGTGAGAAGCATTCAATAAAGATACTCCGTCTCCGCCTACAAAAGAACTAGAAAACGCATTATTATATACGTTTGCTGCTGTAGTCTGTTTAGTTGAAGCCATCGCTCTTGCTAGTGATTTAGTTAATCTTGTAGACAGTTTGTCATAAAGATTATCTTCCATCGCTTCCTCAGTAAGTGAGAATGCAAGTGCAATTGTGTTGTGGCTGTATCTTGCGACAAAGCCTTCGCCTGCTTCTGCATAAGAAATAGATGCGCCTTCACCTTTGATTTGCGCTTCCGCAAATCCAGGGAAAAGAACTTCTTCCTCGAATGCTCTTTTTGATGTTTCTGAATCAAACAACACCGCGTGTTCGTCTTCGTATCTACCATACTCGCTACCGAATATCGCGTGAAGACCTGGTGTTAATTCCTTCAGGATCTGTGCTCTTGAAATAGCCATATTATATTATCCTTTCTATTATATACCAGTCACGCCAGTGGCACCGTTGCCATGCTGATGTGAGTTGATTCTAACTAATATATCCATTGTAGATCCAACAGCAGTATAAGTACCGTCAGATTCTGCACTTCCAAGGACTTGCAGTGGAAAAGTATTAGTTGTGGTTCTAGTGCTTGAGTCAGCAGTTAAACCTGATTTATGTGTTACTGTACTTCCAGATGGAGATGCAACAACTTGTACCAATTCACCAACTGCTGTAGCGTCTACTGCTGTTCCAGCTTGATCTGCTTGTATTCTAAACAGAGTAGCAGGATCATCATAAACATAAGCTTTATATTTAGCTTTAGCGACAGTTCCATTGGGAATTGATCTTACGAATTTAAATTCGCCTGAAGAGTTATCTTGGTATTCTGCACCATAAAAAACGCCTACTACAGCGCCTGGACTTGCCGCTCCAATATCCGTAACAAGTAGACCAGCAGTATAAGTTACTAGGTCTCCTTCAAAATACGCAGTAGGAGCAGTTGCAGCAATACGATAACCATTTCCGTCAGCGAAATTGTTGGTACGATTTACACCGCCACCAGCATGTTTTACGGGTTCTAGACCATATGCCATGTTAATTTCCTTCCAAGGTTAATCAAGAACCAATTAATTTCAGTTCTCGAAGTTTGCTTTTGATCTTTGACCACCAACAGTTACTGTTGATGAAGATCCTTCTTGGCTAACTGGAGCCATTGCGCTGTCTTGGGACGTAAAGTCCTTTTTAGCAGATTTAGCCTGTCTATCTGTTAAAGACTGAAAATATTCTTTCCTTTGATTCGCTACATCTTGATCAATTTTCATCAAGATCAAATCACCAGAACGAACAGTTCCCGCATGTTTGCCAGTATCTAAAACATCAAAGCTATGATCATCCCCTAATTCCTCAGGAGTGACAATTTCATAACCTTGACGTGATCTTCCGTGAACGTTAGCATTTTGATTATCACCTAAAAGTTCATGACGTATCCATCTATATTGGACTCCGTCTGGAGCTGGTGGTGTATCGAGCTTGCCCGCGATCGACCATGTTTTTTTACGAGTTCCCGATGCTCGTGTTTTTCGGGTAGTTTTAGTAGCCTGTGTCATATCAGTACTCCTTTATATCGCATTTAAGTTGCGTAGTTTTTGTCGCGCATATTCTTTATAGTCAACTCCTAGTCTGTCAGCCATATCCACTTCGGATCTGGTTAACGTAACTTTTTGTTTTCCTGGAGCTACACGCGTACCTCCAATAACTGTAGTTGGTTTTTTAGCAAGTGAGCTTTTAAATCTTTTTGGAAATTCTTCTCGAACTCTTGCATCCAATTCACTATAGTATTCGTCTGCATCTACTTTAGCTGATACACCCTCTTCTAGTAATTCATTATGAATCATCATAGCAGCTTGTGTCATCACTTTATCAGTTCTAGTACCACCACCAAACCATTGATTTCGTTTTTGCCAACTTAGTGCCCTTCTATCGGGTGCTGTTGTTGGTTCAACTGCAGCTGGTTGTGCTTTAGTATCTGATGTAGAAACTTGTCTAGATTTTGCCTGCGTCTCTGCTCTTGCTTTATATTGTTTTGCAACTAATGTTTCAGCTTTTGATTGTGCTAAAATATCTGTTGCTTTAATTTCTGCTTCAATATCACCAGCTTCTTTAGCTACTCTAAGAGCAGATAATGCTTGGGATTCTTGTGCTTCTAATTTGTCAACATAACTTTCTAGAGCTTGGACTTCGGAATCTTTACTACGACTTACAAGATCTTCATTATTTCTTGCTAATGCTTTCCTATCTTGGTCAGCTTTAGCTAATGCTTCTTCAAGTTCTTTCTTTTGTTTAATAAGCCGTTTTATTCTTTTTTCAGCTCTTTTACCATAAGTTTTACCTTGAGTTTTTTCTTCTTGCTCATCATCCGC